TGGATATCTGCACCTGCTTTACCCATCAGTATTTCTAGTTATTCGATTGTAGGACCAGCAACTGGTTCCCCAAGAACTCACAAGGGGGACTGGCACCGAGGTGTCTCCACGTCAAACCAATCTAAAACTAAGAATCTCAACCTCTAGAATCTAGGGAGATCTCTCCACCTTCGAAGGCACCAGTCCTCACTGATGTTCGACGATAGAAAGTGGTCATCCCAAATCTCTCCTTTCGCCTTGCAATCCTGCATGGCCTTCTCCCAGCCCCTGAGCCGAGCAAACACCTGAGTACGAATGTTCCCAGGCATTTGACATCGACTAGAGTCCCGCTTCCATTGTTCGAGATCGAATTCGAACTCCCAGGATGCGGAACGTAGAGGGACAGAGAGGAAGCCAGACAGAAAGGCAAGAGACCAGATTCGCTCATCCTCCTCGCCGTAACGACGGTCCTCAAGCTCGATATGAGGGACCATTTCCGTAGGAATCTCAAGTTGATCTGAAATTCTCTTTAGCTCAGCCCCAACCTCCCTCATGAAGGGGGAGGTGGTGCACCGCGGGGAGCGCCTCCGCTGATAGCGGAAGCACTCCTCGGGGTGCGCCTTAAAGGCGAGGTAAACGGAGTAGTCGTACGGTGTGAGCGGGTTCAACGGTTTAAGCCCCAACCCACCCATGGTTTGAGGTAAATAGTTAGGAGTGTTGGCTGGTTCGTATAGCCAGAACTCTCTTAACAACCGCTGAATCTGTCTCTGGTTGAATAACCGGGTAAGCCCTTGGAAAACGGGATCAAATTGTTTTCCGCGTGAGGGTCTGTCTCCACAGTACATCTCACGAAGCTTCTCATGACGGGCGGGGATGGAATCCCGCCACCTACAATATTCCTCGAACTTACAGGCACTTCCGAGCCCGATCTGTTCGAGGGTATTCTTCTCAAACTTCGTCCACGATTGTTCTAAGTCGTGGAGGTCGTCAAAAACGAGAGTCTCATAATCAAGGCGGATGTCCTCCTGGGAAGGGAGGAGACCCTCCGAGATACCTGAGCGAGATCCCCCTTCGATGAGTCGAGTGTTGATACACGGGACCTTCTCGAAGAGGAGATGAGGACCATTGAAAGTGGTCGGATGAAATCTCGAACGGCGATAGAGCTCTGAGTTGATGACGGCGTAAGTAGAAGAAGTGTAGTTCTTGCCGACCGAGAACTGCAAACCAGCCTGAGCAGTAAGATCCTTCCATGTTTCGTAGAAGAGATCGTCTGGGGCGTAGAAAAGAACATCATCCCCGTTGATAATAATGGGGAGATCCGAGAGGGGCAGGGAGCCGTATCGCCGTTTGTAGGCAAGACGGGTCACTGCGGCGTTCACAAGACAGAGGACGGGAAAGCTGGTGGGAGAACCCATTAGCTGACCCCACTCTTGAGAGAACGTCTCGGAGTTCTTAGGGTTGTGCAGATCACGGTAGGTAAGGTCATGTCCGGTCAGGGAAAGGAGAAGAACTCGAGTATCCTCCATCTCAATCAAAAGGCGACGGGCTATTCTCTCAATGCAGGCATGACTAAGGTCAGGATGCAAGAGGTCCGTGGCACTTTTGTAATCTCCGCTCACCATCTTCCCATACCCCGCCAGAATCTCATTTCGACAGATCTCCTTTGAGAAGACCTGTGAAAGGATGGCTGAGGAACAGGGTTGGCCAGTTAGCTTGAAGGTAGGGTGCCTTCGCATCTGGCCGTGAATCTCCTTCTGCCAGCGACGGCAGAGATGGTATGCATCGGCGTTTCCTTTGGTGATAGTCCGAACCTTAAATGCCTCAACGAGAGGCACAACCTCAGCCTCAACGGAATCAAGTGCCCAAGCGCGTCTGCGCGAGGCGTCCTCGATATCCTTAAAGAGGTCAAAGTTGGTGGGGGTCCGAATCTCAGCAACCTTAGTTTTATAAGTTGCGAAACCGTAGAAGTAGCCGTTGCAAGGTGTAGGGAGATCCATACCTTCTGATCTCCAGATCTCACCCGCGGCACCCCCTTTGACTCGAGAAGAATCAAATGAGGCGCCGAGGGAAGGAAATCGGGAAGGTGGTGGGCGGGATTTAGTTCGCTGAGGGAATACTTCATCGACGACTTCAATAATCTCAGACAGTATGTCATCAAAATCGGGTCGAGGAGCGTTAGTCTGCTCCGAACCCGGATAACATATGATCTTCTTGTGGTCCTCCAGTGCCTCACCGATGAAAGAGGTGGACACGGGGGAGGAACCGGACTTCGCAGCGTAGAGGTCCTTAGCTAAAGGGACTCCGAAAAGAGCCAATAAGCGGGGACGACGACGATAAACACGCCAAAGGTGGGAAAGACCTGTATTGTTTTTAAACAGGTACTTAAACTCCTGACAAAGCCCCCCATCAAAAGGAGGGGTTGGGAGCTCAGATTGCTCCATGGAGGATGCCCACAAATGGGCCGTAAGGTATTTGAGAAACTTCTCCAGATAACCAAAACGGTCCAAGGCGGTGTAGAATGCGAAGGTCTGAGAGTAGGAGGCTAGTATTGAGATTTTTGCGTCTAGAGCGAGAAAGGTCTGCTTGAGCTGACCCGCCCCACCTTCGCAAGAAACTAGCTCCGTAAGGCGAAGTTCGTAAATGTTGTAATAGCAGCGTAAGATAGTAGCTGCGCGAACTTGAGAGTGGAGGAGAGAGTTCCGAATTCGGGATTTATCTCCTAGAATCTCAGCGAGTTGCTGTTTGTACTGGCAGTAATGCCGGTATAGGTCGGGTCCCAAGTGAAGGGAGCCCGGAGAGGCGGAGGTGACAGTCTTTGAAACTGTGCACTTCCCAAACAGCAATTCCTCGCTGGCGGCTTTCGGCTTTCCGGATACCGCTGGTCCAGAGTGGGGGGGATCCCCCCGCAATTGTCGATCGATCCTTTCTATAGTGCTGCTCTGAGTGAGTGACATTGTAGTGAGAGGGTTGGT